AGTTCATGTCGTTCTGTATGCCATAAAAAATCGAGCAATAATAATTCATTTTTACCAGGATGCAATCGGGTACCACGCCCAACCATTTGACTGTACAACGCTCGTACTTTTGTTGGTCTTAGGACTACAACACAATCGACTGATGGGCAGTCCCAACCTTCCGTGAGTAGCATCGAGTTACATAGCACATTGTATTTATCGTTATCAAAATCTGCTAATACTTCTGCACGGTCTTTTGATTCGCCATTTACCTCAGCTGCACGAAAACCTTTTTCGTTTAAAATTTCCGCAAATTTTTGACTAGTAGCAACTAACGGAAGAAACACAACGATTTTACGGTCTTTTGCTACTCGTACCATTTCATCTGCAATAGATTCTAAATACGGATCTAATGCCGAACCTAAATCACTTACTTTAAAGTCACCTGACTGTTGACCGACTTTTGACAAATCTAATTTAAGAGGAATTGTTAATGCTTTAATGCTGCTTAAATAACCGTTTTTTATAGCCTTTGGTAACGTGTACTCAAAAGCTAGACTTTCAAATACAGTACCTAAATTTTTCATATCACCACGGTCAGGTGTAGCTGTTACGCCAAGTACCTTGGCACTTTCGAAATACTTTAGCACTCGTTGATAGCTATCAGAAATACAATGATGCGCTTCGTCAATAATGATTGTGTCAAAAAAGTCTCTAGGGAATTGATGCAATCGTTTCTCACGTGTTAACGTTTGTACACTACCGACCACAACACGGTACCAACTACCAATTGAGGTTTCTTGTGCTTTTTCAGTAGCAGTTTTTAAGCCAGTTGATTTTTCTAATTTATCAGCTGCTTGTTCCAGTAATTCACCACGGTGCGCAAGAACTAATACACGCTCACCCATTTTCACGCGATCTTCAGTAACTTTAGAGAATACGATCGTTTTACCGCATCCAGTTGGTAGGACAAGGAGCGTCTTTTTGACGCCCTCTGCCCATTGTTGTTGAATCGACTGTCTAGCTTCTTCTTGATAATCTCTTAATTGCATAATCAGCTACCCCCTAAAACTGTCCTGGCGTAAAACCGCCTCCACCTTGTTGCGGTGGTGTATTTGTTGGGAATGGTTGTTGATACTGCTGTTGTTGCATTGGTTGTTGCTGATATTGCTGTTGTGGTGGTGCTTGTTGATATTGAGGAGCAGATTGTGCTGAGTGTACTTGAACACCTTTTTTAGCCAGTTCCTCATGCGTATAGAACATATCTACTTTATTGCTTTGTCCTTGCGACCCATCTTTTTTAGTGTAATTTTCAATTTTTAATTTTAGGCGACCTTTTCCACCAATTACCGCATTCCAATTCATGCGTAATGGTTCTCCTTCTTTCTTCTGACCAATACCTCCAAAAAAGTTTGATAAGAAGCCTTCTGTACGAGTGTGCAACAGTAAACTATGCTCTAATTTAATGTCGCCGTTGCTCGGTGTGTGAATCGTTAATTCAATTTTGGCTTGATTACAAGCAGGCATTTTTGAGCTACCTTGAAATCGTCCACGTTCAAATTTTGATACTGTAAAATCGTAGTCACCTTCAGGTAGTAAAATAAATTCTGGTCCGTCCTTAACAATTTGGTCATCCCACTGTAATTCGCGTTCTTGATTCATTTAAAATTCCTCCTAGTTTTTTAGAATGGTAGATTTTGTTCTCGCAACTCTAAAACCATTCCATATACTTGCTGCCATGCACCGACTAAAACACCTTCAATAAATCCTGGATCATAGTTAACCATAGGTGTGTCTTGTGGATAGTACCCCTTTTGGCCAACAACCCCCTGAATCTCCTGTTCAGTAACACCACTTTGCATCATTAAGTCTCGTAAGGATTCAGGAATACCAGGGCTAAGCTGTGGTGCTTGTTGTGTCTCTACAGGCGTTTGCGTTGGTTGCTGTTGTACTGGTGTCGCCGTTTGCTGTGACTCAGTCTGTTGCATCATAGATGGTTGCTCTTGCTGATGAACAGGTGGTTGTGAAGACCACGTTTGCGTTACTTGTACTGGCTGTTGTTGAGCATTACCTTCAAAAATATGTGCAATGTGGGCATAATCTAATGGCAACTCATCTGGGAGCCCATGACGGTTTTTAGCGTCCCAAGCTGGATGATGTGTGGCAAACATTGTGCGTGTACCACCTTGTGCTTTGTGTTTACGACCCTTATCATCTGTAGCAACGCTGTACGTTTTATAATTAATGAAGAGAACCATGTCAGCCCATTCTTTTACAAGTGATGACGTGCGAGCTGATGTCTTTTTACCGAGCTTCAATTCGTAGCGATCATAGGCTCCCATCTCGTCTGGTTGCTCAAATTTACGAATTTGTGCATGTGCAGTTAAAACAAGATTAATTCCTTGATCTACGATGTCTTGTAATAAGTTAAGGAAACGACCCATTTCTTCTTCTAATTTGATGTAGCCCGAACCATAGCCAAAGTCCTCGATACTTGCCTTTTGGTTTATATTGCAAATATGTTCAATTGCCATACGTTCCGCCCAATCGACCGTATCAATTACCAATGTTTTAAATGGTCGATTTTGCTTTACGTATTCAAGTTGCTGTAATAAGAACGTCCAGCTTGTCGGCTTATCAAAACGAGCAACATCCATGTTCCCTGTGCTACCTTCAGTATCA